TCACGCACTTCTCCCTGCCGGCCATACGGCGGGGGGATGCCGCCAAGAATGATGGGATTCCCGGGGGGCGGACAGCTTCCGCTCCCCGGGTGGATCCCATAAAATGGAGAGAGACGGTATGAGTCAATATCGAGTGGCGGTACTCGGCGCGGGCGGCCGCCGCAAAACCTCTCGATTCTGCGGCGGCTACCAGAAACGTATCAAAATCGGGCTTTGGACCGTCAATGCTCGACCAAGCCAAGCGCGCCACTTCCAGGGCGCCACAGGCGCCGCTCAGATACGCAGCGAGAAATGACTCGCGAAACTCGACGTAATACCGGATCAAGGTAATCATAGCAGGATTGGAGGAGTATGCCTTTTTCCCGATTTTGATTTGCATAATGGTCCCCCTTACGCGGTGGGCATTTTCGGTTCCGGCACAGAGGCTCCAAAATTCGCGTACCCCTCGTCTCCCGGATAGCTGTCTAGGCGGAACACGCGATGTTTAAAGCCTTTGGCGTCAACGTAGTCGTTGTCTCCGGAGGCCGCTTTCAGAATTTCACCATAGACGGTGATCGGATATGCATAAGATCCGAACGTAACGCTGTCTGTGTCAGTGTTATGCTCAATGGACTCCGGCTCGCTCACACCGACGTTCAGCAGCCAGGTTTTGACGACCTCGTTGGTTCCGTTCTCGTAGTTGACGATCGTTTCAAAATAGATCGACACGCGCGGGGTGGCCCCGCGGTTTACGACGGCCCTGGCCCCGCCAGCCACATTCATCACCATGCCAAGGGCGGTTTCAAAATCCGTTTCCGGCGCCGTGGTGTTAATGGTGCCCGTATAGCCGTTGTCGGACGCCACTTCGCAAACCATGCGGTTATTTGCGTGTTGCTGAGTTTTGTTGATCTGCCTGGACAGCGAAACCCCTACAACGTATTCCGACGGGACGACCGTAGTTGTTTCGCCCCCGAGAACCGCATATTTCAGCGCGTCGACGCCGTGGAAACCGGCGCCCTGTTTGTTTGACATACTATCATCCTCCTAAATCTTTTTTGTGCCGTTCGACGACCCGCAGAAAAGCCGGACGGATATGCGGCTTTCCGACAATTTTTCCACGGAATTGCCCGCTTTTTGTATGGCGATCCGCTGTACCGTCCTCAAAGATCGTGGTCAGCTCTGGTTCTTTGCGGTTGTATACCACCCTGTATCTGGTCCCATATTTGTTTTCCTTCCGGATGGCCCATCCGGATCGATATTTCCCTCCGGCCGGGCTGTCGGCCTTGATCTGCGCGCATGTTTCATCCGCCATGGTGTCAATAACATCTTCGACCCTTGCCATTTCCGCCCGCGCAATTTCCTCTATGTCGCTCATAACCGTTTCTGCGAGTTTCGAGATGTCAATCTCCATGTGGCACCTCCCGGCTCAGCGCAAATTCTTGAGTCGCCCCAAAATACCGGGATGTTTCGTCCCGATACAGATCAGACGGCAGGTCCTGCGGCACAAAGTCGACGGCACACATGGCGGATTCGATTTCCTCCATCCGAGAATTCTTTTTTCGTATGTCCAGCCCGCGCCATTTGACATCCACGTAGTCCCGCCGCCGAATTGGACGATTATTGGCGTATTCGGTGTACAAACCCGATACAATGGTATAGGTGATGTATTCATCCGGCATCTCATCCGCAATCAGCTCTTCCGGCGTGACTTCTACGGCGCCATAAAAAACTGCATCGAGCGCCGACTGTACGATTTCCCGTATATCCCGCATCATCCCGCCGCCTTCCGTTTGAGTTTGATCTCAATCCACCGATGATACTGCCGGATATCATCCATGCTTATGATATCCCACGGGACATCGGCCAAAAGCACCCGGCAAGTATCGGTGATCCGAGCATCATAACGCAGGCGGATTGTGGCAAAATGGGTGCCCTGCAAAGCCTCGTCCGAAAACGTCTCGTCCCCGTGTGCGCCAACCCATTGGCAGCGGATATACCTGGGCGGATCGCTCGATGATGCATTCCCGATGTCGATCCATTCGATATTCCCGGTTATCTCGCCGGGTTTTCGTCCGGATACTCTCCGCTGTATACGGATGGATGTTCGCAGCTGGACGTTACTAAGCATCGGCATCCGTCCCACCGCCTCCAAAACGTAGCTGGTTTACAAAAAATAGAAATCCAACACTAAATCCGCCACCGCTGGATTCCATCGTCAGCAGATCGTTAACGCCAACCGTTACCGCTTCGATGTATTGGTCGTCCGACCCGTTGCATCCGGCTTTGGATAGGACGCCCATGACGGCATTGACCCTGCCCTGGAATTCGGCGACGGCTGCGTCGTCATATAAATCGATCCCCAGCCTATCCGCTACAATCTCGGTGATTGAGTTTACCGTCATGGTACGTCCATCCTTTCTCGTTAAGCCGAGGCGGCAATAAAGATTTCTCTCTTGACAGCCGCAGCCGTGTCCATGGTTTTGGCATCGAGACGCATGATACCTCGCAGCTCCGTGCTGTCAGTCGCCCAAGCGTCACCGCCGATGTTGGTAGCAGCGACCTCCAGGCCGCGTTTCCGGAACAACGTGCCAAACGACTGCATATCTCCGACGTAAACCGGATAGTACGTGCCTTTTGTGGCGCCGGTGGTGGTAACGACACGGTTCGGCAGCATGGCATCCGACATGCAAATGACGCGATGGGCTTTAAAAATCATCGGGGTCCCAGAAGTGGGATCGGGCTGGAGAAGGCCACGGCCGTCCGTGCCTACCAGTGTATCGAGGTGGTCAAACCCGCTCTGGTTGGTGATGATTACGGAGTTTGCCGCGATGCTGGGGTCGAGGTCCTTATTCAGCACGGACTTCAGCGCCTGGACCTCCTTGCCCACCGTCAGATTAGACGGGGTGAGGGCGTCCAGAAGCGCCAGCAACTTCTTGTTGATGGTGATAACGCCCTTTTTCGCGTACCATCTGGCGAGATACGCACGGAGGTTAGCGGTGTTATCGCTCAAAAGCTCGTTGGACACAGGCACTCGCAGGGCATACTTTTTCAGGGCATACTCCACCCGCGTAAATTTCGGTTGATCGTCCTTGCCGATGGTTCCCATCTCGGCAACTTCGGCAAACCCGGCCGTCGGCGCGGTATCTACGGCACGCCACCCCGTGGGCGCCGTGACCTCTTCGGAGTTAAACACACTCTCGAGGCTGACCAGCTGGCGCATCAACTCGTGGATCTGGTTATCAAAATCCACAGGGACAAGATACCCTCCGTCGGCCCCCTCTGGAGTTCCTCCACCCTCGGTCAAGGCGTTAAACAACGGCGCGGTTCTGGGGTCGGACGCCACCATGCCCGGGCTTACGCGGTTGCGGATTACGGCCCAGAATGCGTCGTCGTAGCTGTGGCCTTTGTCGTTTTCCAGGGTCAGCGCCCCGCCGCTTCCGGAAAAACGGGTTTCTTCCGCTTCCAGTGTGTCGAGGGCCGCGAGCTGGCCATTAAGGTCCGCCACTTCCCTCATTTTTGCTCCAAAGGTTTCCATGTCGCCGGCGTCTGCAGCCGCCCGCGCCGCGTCAAGGATGGTCTGACGCTTGTTTTTTAGTTCGTACTGCTTGTTCATGTTTCTGCTCCTTTCACATTTTGGCATATTCTATAGCAAGCAGGGCGGCTGCCCTGTCTTGTTCAGATGTGTCGCCGGCGTCTTTAAGCGCTCCGGCAAAATCAAATCGGCCCGGCTGTTCCAGGCTGTTATAGATAGACCGGACAGCAGTCACGGCGGCGTTGGACGGTTCGTTCCCTTCCTCTGTAAACAGGATTCCATCCGCAAAGCCCATCTCAACGGCCTTGTTAGCTCCCATCCAGGTTTCCGCATCCATCAAGTCTGCGATCTCTTGGCGGCTCTTTTTACACTTTTTGACGTAGGCATTGATGATGTTGTCCTTGGTTTCTTCCAGGATTTCAATAGCCTTTTTCATGTCCGCGGCGTCTCCGTCAACTGAGGTCATGGGATTATGTATCATCATCACAGATGTGGGGGACATTAGGACCTCGTCACCGGCCATAGCGATCACTGACGCGGCAGATATAGCAGAGCCGTCAACTTTTACCGTAACTTTTCCGCGATGTTCTCGCAGTGCCGTATAGATAACAGAGGCGGCATAGCACTCTCCGCCGATCGAGTTAATCCACACCGTGATGTCTTTCCCGTCCATCCGTTTAATATCGCTGCGGATCCCGACGGCGGTTTGTTCGGGCAGCCCAAACAGCACCGCCAGAATGGATTTATCCATCTGGATAGGGCCATCGATGTGGATTTCGGGTTGGTCCGTATCCATGTTTTTGATTTGGTAATACTGGCTCATGTGACGTTGCCTCCATTTCTTTTCTCGCTCAGCTCGCGGAACATATCCAAAGGCACATAGTTCAAGCTGGCATTCCGGGTATCTCCTCCCGGCACTGCCGGAGTATCTTCCAGATCGGCGATATCGTTGACTGAAAAATACCCGATTTCTCTCATGGTCTTGTACCAGGTCGCACGAGACGCCATATCCCCGCGCAGTTCGGCCATCATGTTCATGCGGATCTCCAGGCCGCGGGATAACTCGGAATCAAACAGCAGCTTATAGGTGAGTTCCTGCTCATATTGCGTAACGGTTGGGTGTAATGTTCCGACAACGTATTCGATCCCGTTTTGCTCATTACTGGCGTAGGATTGTTTCCCAGCTCCGAGCTTATATAACGGCACCCCAAAAAATCGGGCGATGTCCTCAACGGACACCGCCTTGTTCTCGACAAATTGGGCATCGGCATTACTGACGCTGATCGGCTTAAATTCAAGGCCGTAATCCAATATCGCAATCCGGAATGCGTTATCAACCCCGGAATGGAGCTTATTCCATTCCTGGCGGATAGACTCTTTTGCTTCCGGGTCCAACGGGACATCCACCGTGAGCACTCCGGACGGCCTGGCGCTCTGTGAGTAAAATTTACCCTCGTATTGCTGGGCCATCCGCGCACTTTTCACCGTTTCGGCGGCACGGGCCAGAACGGATATACCGTTTACTCCGTCTTTGGTGTATGCCTTAAGGTGGAGTATATCAAACTGGCTAAGTTTCCTCCTGTCTCCGCTTTTAGGATCCGTGTAGACGTACCAAAGTTTTCCGTAGTCGTCCAAATACGGCTGTACGGCGGACGGTGTCAACGGGATTAGCTCCCTGGGCCTGGCATTGCTTCGATCACGCACAATCAGCGCGTATCCGTTCCCGGACACCAGGCGGTTTGACTCGATCAGCTTCATAAACACGCTGGGGACCATTGCCTCGTTCGGACGTTCCGTCAGCAATTTCAGCAGCGGGTGGGCTAGGTGTTTTTTTGTCTGGCTGTCCATGATAAAAACAGGGAGTTTTGCCATGGAATTGGACAATATCTCAATACACGCATTGACGGCAGATAGCTTCATGGCCGCGTCTGTGCTGGATACGTCAAGGCCAAGGCTCCACGCATCGGGCTCCGCGAGGGATAACCCGGTAGGGGTACCGCTGTTTCTGGGTTTGCGTATCGCTTTGTCAAATATCATGCCTGGTCACCTCCGCGGCTCAGAATAATGGCAGCAGCAACAAGAACGATTCCGGCCATAAACCACCCAGCGGCTGGGTGACAGAAAAAAGCCCCGACCACGAGGCACACTCCGCCAAACAGCGCAAACGTGTCCGGAAGCCACCGCTTTGCCACATCCAATACTCTTTTCACATGCCCCATCCTCCAGACATAATAGCGGCGTTAAGATCTGCGCCTTTATCCAGCATGGCAGTTCCCATTGCGATAATCCACGCCACTGTGACATCAATCCGGCCAATTGATCTATTTTTCATGGGTTTTATATTTTCGTTGCCGTCCGTCGCGCACCGTGTATTTCCAAAGCACCAACGCGCACATGGGTTAATTTCGTGAACCATCTTGCCCGATCGGAGATGGCGCTCCAGTTCTTTCATGGGTGGGGACATGCCGGACATTGTCTGTGGTATTTCGATCGTATTGATCCCATCCTTTTCCAACCGCTGTGTCAGTGACCGGGACAGGTGCGGGTCGGTTCCGACATATCGTAAATCGTATGTGTGGGAGGCGCGGACGATCTCAGCTTCCACAAAATCAAAATCAACGCAATCGCCAGGCGTAGCGTATACATGCCCAGCTTTAACCCAGGCTTCAAAATCCACGTGATCGCGCTGTGACCGTTCCCGCATACCTTCTTCTGTGATCCACGGCCAAAACAATACCGCCCATTCCGTAAGCCCCACCTGCGGGGGAAAAAGCAGCACAAATGCCGTCAAGTCTGTTGTGCTGGATAAATCCAACCCTCCATAGCATTTTTTCCCGACCAGTTTCTCCCTCAATCCATCTTTTTGTGATTTGTCATATATGGTCAACGGCAACCACCCCACCGATTTTGTGGCGATCCATTGGTTCAGCCTTAGCCAGCGAAACAATCTTTCGGACGCTTCGCTCTCTCTGGCGTCCCGCGCCTCATTCCGCAAAGTTTCGACTTGGATGGTTTTACCTAATGACGGGTTGCATCTATACCACAAATCCTCATCATATATGTCAAGCACGGCGCACTCATCCGGATCGTCCGGCATGCCATATATGTAGGGGAGCCACAGAGGGTTATCGTAATGCCCTTCCGTGTTTCCATCCCTGTACTCGATAATGTGACGGGCCTTTTCGTGAATTTCCCAGCCGATACTTCCACGGTCCGGATCATCCCCCGCGGTGGTGAGGACGATATAAACCGGCTGCTTTCTGGCTGATCCAGAGCCAAACGTCATAATATCCCACAGGTCCCGGTTTGGCTGTGCGTGTAACTCGTCAAAGATGACGCAGGAAGGCTTATAGCCGTGTTTGCTGTAAGCTTCCGCGGACAACACCTTCATGCGGGTGTGCGATACAGTATCTAATATTTCTTTGGTGCTCTCTCTGATTTTCGCCCGTTTCTTTAACGCCGGGCACTGTTCCAGCATGGATAACGCCGCGTTAAAAATAATCCCCGCATTTGCTTTATCTGCCGCACAACAATAAACCTCGCCGTATTGCGTACCGTCGGCAAATGTCTGATACAAGCCTAGTGCTGCCGCAAGTTCGGATTTTCCATTTTTCTTTGGGATTTCCAAATACAGGTACTGATATTGGCGGCATCCGTTATCAAGCAGGTTCCCATAAAAATCTCGGACGGCTTCTTTTTGCCAATCCAGCAAAAGGAACGGCTGTCCGTAAAAATCATCCCCGTGTTTTAGGCACTCGATAAAACGGACGACGTATTCAGCATGTTCGTCGCTATACACCAAATCACGCCCTATGCATGTTCAGCAGCGTAGCCATTGGGTCATCGCCCTCCCGCTCTTTGGGTTTTTTCTGTATGCTCCGCAGGGCAGACGCTACAGTCAGCAGACTTTCTTTTTCTATGGCTAAAAGCTGATCCCTTTTTTTCGTGAGGGCGCTGTCAACAGCCGATATCTGCTTTTCCGTCGATATAACTAGCTTTATATACTCCGGATATTCAAACTCTGCCATCCTATCGTGCAAGTCATTGATGATGCCTTCAAGGCGCGCCCGTCTGGATTGCGACTCTTCGCATTCCGCGGCGAGTAGCGCATACCGGTTCATGGACATTTCATAGATGGCGTCGTCCTTCTCTACCTTCCTAAGCAAAGATCGTAGCCGGATAAAAATGGCATGGGCCGACTGGTTTTCCCGCACCTGCTTATTTTCTCGCATGGTGAGGCCGGTCAACGCAGCCTCCTCTTGCTGGCGCCTTAAATCCAGCTCTCGCCTGGTTTTATGGGATATGCCCTCCATCTGCAATACTGCCGCCGTTTTTGGTGGCCGCCCCGCCATTCTAGTCACCTCCCGACCATAAAAGGAATTTTTTTCACGCGAAGGTAGGCTCGCGGTTTGTGACTTTATTATCCTAACTTTTTTGGGGTGGGGGTATCCTCGTATTGCCGAACCCGCCATCCTCTCGGGCTGTTTTGACCGAATGGCAACTATGACACAAAGGCTGCCAATTGCTTTGATCCCAAAACAGATGCCGGTCCCCCTTGTGTGGGATAATGTGGTCTGTTTCGGTCGCTCTCACCCGTAGGCCATCACGCCGCAAGCACTCAGCACACCAAGGATGCGTTGCCAAAAACAACTTACTTGCCCGTGACCATTTGGAGTTGTATCCTCTTTCGGTCGCCGTACCGCGACGCGAATCATAAGTCCTTGTCGGGCGGTGCCGGTCACAATACCCCGACCTTACAAGATCGGTACAGCCCGGATATCGGCAAGGCCTTAATGGCTTAGTGGGCATCTCCGCCACCTCTCAGTCAAAGAGCGCCCTGGTTAATGCCAGGACGCCCTCTGTATAGATTTCCACGATAGTATTATAAATCGTCCGAACCGGACAAACCGGACACATTTAAAAATCTTTTGATTTTTTTTTGCGCAGCCGTCTCATCCGACCATCCGAACCTAAAACTAATCTTTTGCCAACCCCACCCCAGGACGTACCGATACCGCATGATCGCCCGGATTTTGGGGTCGGATACGGTATCTAAGTAGTTTTCCAGAAAAACGAGCTCGTCGAGTATGGCCTTCCGCTTGGCCCTCCATCTCGAGGCGAGCATATCAACGTCCTCCTGATACTCGCCCAGATTAAGGCCAGACACAACAACGGTATGCTTTGAAAAGGGAAACTCCGCAGCCGAAGTCACCGCATCCGTTGTCATAACCGGGCCATGCTTGAGAGTGTCGTCCAGGAGGAGTTTTAGAGCGGACGCCTCCTGTTTTAGCCCGATGAACCGTTCAAGCCTCTCTTCCGTCATCCTGTCCCTCCTCAACCATGCGTCTCAGCTGTTCCCGCTTATGCGCTGCATTATATTCGGCGTCCATCTGTGCCCGTTTCTGTGGCTCCATGCACCCGCCGCATGTACACACAACCCGTATACCGTCCGGTGTCCTCCACGGGCAGCGCTCATAATGGCAGCTATTATCAATCACGCCTAGCACACCACCCAACCATAAAGGCCATCCCGATAGAGGCGAGCCAGACCGACAGGATTGGTGCGGATATTATCATGGTGTGGCCTCCTTTTACTCTGTATATCCACACTCTTGGCAAGTGCATGTATCTGTGTCTGGATCCCAATCGCTCCAGTATGATCCACACTGGGGACATAGCGTCCAAGGGCCTTTTGGTCCAGGTGGGTCCTTGTGACCCAAGGGCCCGTTAATTTTGTCTTTTCTACGATCGTCAATCAATTTGTCAATAAATTTTGACACTTGCTCCATCTCGCTTTCCCAATCCTCGCGATTCCATACCCACCCGCACTCATGGCAGCGCGGCGGGCCTCCATCGAGGCTAGATATATGTCCTCCGCATTTTTCGCATTCACCGTCGATAAACATCATCATGGCGTGGTCTCCTCTATGATGTCCCGCAGGAATACAGACCGGCCGGGTTGAACGCTTGGAAGAACGCGCTCCTCTGGCTCGCAAACAGCAATTACATTTCGGTCCTTATCGCTTATGATCAGGTGGCCGTCCGCGCTTCTTTGCGCGACCGATGCCGTTGGAAAAGATCTAAGGGTATTTTGGGCATCATCAACGTCCCTCGCATCAAAGCGTGGCTTATATCTGATGATGCAATCCGGATGGTTGACTATCCAGCACACGGCACCGCTTTCAACTTTGTGCACCTTCCATGTATTCCACATCTCAATGACATTCCCTTCGGCATCAACACAACAAGCATCATAATTTTTATGTAGATAGTCGAAACCGAACCGCTCGCCAACCTCGACATCCAATATATCGCATATACGGGGCTTCTCTGCTTTTTTCATGCGGGACCCCTTATCTTCCATGCTACGTAAATCCAAATCAACAACAACATGGTTGGGATCATCATTTCTATTCGTCATTTTGCCTCCTCCTTTGGCGGTTCCGGAAGGGACATCCAGTGGGTGACAACCCCGTCGATAAGCATCATCATGGTGTAGCCTCCTTGATCTCTCCGTTACGCATATCACATAATCCGTCCTTGCACCAATGACTATGAGCATATAACCCTTCCTTGCGCATCTCTGCGTTTGCCGTATTTGGCACCCAACATTTGCACGACTCGCAATATAAGCTAAACGGCCCTCCGGACTTTGGAGCGACATTACTATACAGATGATAGTTTTTCTCGCCCTCCATCGGCGGTGCCGGAAGGGGGCGGAAATGATCGTCTCCGCCAGCGCACATATTGCACTCATAGCACGGCTTGCAATCTTTTAACGCACAACGACTACATTTTTTCATGGTCCCGCTCCTCTCCCGCTAATTCAGCCGCACAAGCGGCATACCCGGCCAGATCGATATAGTTGTCGTCCTTGCACTGCCCGGACTTGATGCGGGCAATTTTTAACAGCGCCATCATGATAGGCACATCGTGGGCATCGATATGCGTCTCGAGATAATTTGACCACAACTCAGCTATGCTCGCAAAGTTGTTTTCCGGGCGGCCGTACTGCGCCTCTCGATCTGTACACACAATTTTAGCTGCCCGCTCCAACGTCTCTTTACGCGTCATCCTGCCCACCTCCTATCAATTCCGGGTTATCATGGATGTTGCCGATGATCTCCCACTCCCAAAATTGGCCACTACCATTTTCCATGTATTCGAGCCAATATGTAAAAGGATAATCCTCGTCATCTAGGTAGTTAATATTGCACTCATAGGCAATATCGCGCATTGACCCTTTTACGCACTCGGCAAAAAACATTTTGTAGTTGTCATCAAACTGTACACGCACGGTAGCGACGTGTGTTCTAGTGGGATTGTCATCGTCATCATATCCAATAGAGTAGATAGCAATCAAATCATCCTGCCAAACCCGTTTCATTTTGAGGTATGCATTTTCGTCTGTGACTTGCCTCTCCGGAATCTGTATACCAGTGTACTGCCCAATCGTATCTGTATAGACCGTGTGTTTTTCTATGTCGTCGAGATTCTCACCGCCGTAAATGATCGAATAATCTCCCGTGCCTTGTAAAACTCCGCCATATACCCACTGCCCCGGCAGTTTGTCGCCTCTCATATTAACTTTTTCGCCATGTCGCCTCGTCTGGCCACGGAACAAAATCTCACGCATTATCCTCACGCCTCCTTCCGTAACTGCAAAAATCATCTGGCAACCACCCGTCGCTGGAGTTCCATCCGCAAATATGATCAGGTAAGTAATACTTGCACTCCCGACAATAACATCCACCCGCCGCATGGATGGGGTCTATGGTTGGTTGTGCCGCCAAAAGCTTAACCACCGCATTTCGGCAGTCCGCGGCAAAATCGCTTATTCCAACAAATACGTCCGACGGGTTTACTTTGTCTGCGTCAATCAGTCTCTCCATTGTCATCGCGCCTCCAAATCTCTCAACGCTCGCAAGTACCGAGCATAGTCTACAACGATATCCGACATGCGGTATTGCTGCCAACCACAATTTGTGGTCGTCAATGCCTCGCATTCATCGATCAGACCATCGAGTTCTCCTTTGAGGGCAAGTATCTCGACTTGCTCTTTTGTTCTATCCACCAATTTGTCAAGTATCGGAGTTATCATCGACTACTCCAATCCTCCTTCCATCGTGCGCCGAATAGAAGCACTGCCCGCACCTTACCACCTCCACCACGTCGGCGGCGGGGTATCTCTGTATAAATTCCAGTGCCATTCGCATCCCCGTGAGTTCTCCGCGACACTCTAAAATGTTTCCATCGTCTCCATTTGGTGTGTTTATAGCATATTCTCGCATTTTTTCGATTTCTGACCGATATTTTTGGATGAGGGCCTCCCGCTCTATGTACTCAGCCATTGTCTGTCCTCTCACTTTCAAAAAATTTATCGCAGAAGTCTTTTGCCGGACAAACCGCGCAGTCATCCATGTCCCAATATTCATGGTCACAAACAAAACCGCAATCTTTGACGAGCGCAATCCGGTCGTCGGCGTTATCCCAATCAAGCTCACGTTTTCCAGGCTTGTAGTATTTATCCGCGTCTTTAATTCTGTGGACTTCGATGTTTACAAAATCTACGTAGTCGCAAGCGTCGGTTGACTGTGCCAAAGCACGTGCTTTACCTCTAGTTTCAGCAAATACAACCGCAGCATAGGGTTCTCCATTTTCGCGCACAATCCATGCTTTACAATCAGCCATTGTCAACCCTCCTGTTCCACTTTTCGATGGCTGTTTTTCTGCTGTAAAAGCTATCGCTCGAAAAATCGCACCCATGGCACCAAATAAATCCGGTGGTGGTGGAGTCAAGCTGCTGTTCCTCATCAGGTGTAAAGAACACTTTTGAGCTCCCACAAAACGGGCAAGGCTTCAATTCATCATGGGCTCTCTCCTCCGCGAAATACAACAACCATACTCGGGAATGGCGCACTGTTTTTTGATCCCCCAAACTTTAGCCGCCCCCGCAAAAACCGGATCTCGGCCTTGCCGTATATGTAGCCGTGGAACCAGCGCGTATCCGTCCGGGCGGGCAATAACATTACCACGGTAGCCCCGTCCGCCGCGCTTTGTGCCGCCTTGGCTACCCATGCCCCAATCCGCCGCCCGTATGGCGGGTTGCACCAGCAGACACCCTCCCATGGCTGTGCCAGCCCGTCGTCATCGGGACTATAGTACTTGTCACACTTGGCGTTTTCCGGCAAGGCGCATACGTCAAGCTCAAAGCAAAATTCTGTGTCCAACCCGTCAAAAAAATCTTGTGGCGTCTCCCACAAGTCTGTTGTGCTTGTGTACAGCCCCTGGTTAATTCCCATCCTCGACACCTCCTAGCGCCGTTTTATCCGACAATCTTTTTTTCAGACGCCCCAGCTTTACCTTACGCCATGTATCCACATCCTCGGCACAGTCGTGCAAAATCACCATCTGATCCAGCATGATCCGGACATCCGCGATTTCTTCGGCTATGTACCCCCGGTTATACTGGCCCCTCAGATTTTTGCACAACTCTTTTTGCAGCTCGGCCATCTCCTCAAATACCATCACAGTTTGCATCCCGGCTCCCCATTTGGTCAGGGCCGATAACAATATCTCGTTTTCCCGCGTTTTGTTGATATCTTCGGCAACACAAGCATCCAACTGTGCGTCCAGGTTTTCCAGGGCTTCGGCGGCGTCATTGTGTAAGCTTTTCCGGCACTGGCTGCATGACAGCCTATTTGTATCAACTGGACAGCTTTGAATTTTTGGGCACCGCAGCCGGTCAATCAACTCTTTTATTTTGTTGCTCATTTTGTCCTCCTATCACAATAACCCTGAATAAAAGTCGCCCCACATATCGCCCCAGTGCTCTTCGATTTCATCGAAGCACTCCGGGCAGCATGTGACATAATTGCTTTCCTCGTCAACATAGGCCGTACTTTGCCTCCGGCGCTTTACTCCGGTACGGAACCATCGCCCACACCCGGGGCAGTATCCAAATATACGCTTGATTATGCTTAACATGGTGTCACCTCAATTTCCACATGCGGGTCGGCTTTGTCCAGTCCGCACCGCAAGACAAGCTCGATATGGTTAAAGCTGTCGTCCTCGATAATCCCGGCCGATTTCAGGCCGTCCAGGAGCATTTTCCCGCTGTAATTGTCAGGATCCCGGCGCCTCCTGTCAGGAAAATAGTACGTCAGTACCACACGGGCACGGGGCAAAGGGTTCCGTGGCTTTGGACGGCAGCATAACGCGATCCGTTCCGCCCACATCTTTTTGGCCCGCTGGTATTCTCGGTAATTTGTCCGGCCTATGTATTCGTTGTTACTCGGCGGTATACCCGGTATGGTGTAGGTCATCCGCTCACATCCCTCTCATAAACCGGGATATATCCGGATACCATGTCCTCATAGGCGGACAGGTCCATGGAGGTTTCTTTTGCTTTTACTGTCTGGATTTCGTCCTCCCATCGCCTTTGATTGAGATACGTGGACGGGTTCGGTATGTATTGCCCTCCGTCTTTTGTCCAGTCTCTTGAAGTTTTCCGCGCTTCAACGTCAGATATGATCCGTTTCCACAGCTTTTCGGATGGATTGAGTTTTTGAAATGCCTTTTCCGCCACAGGCTTCGCAACCTTTTTCGGATATGCATCCCAGAACCTATCGAACAGGTTAGCCTCCGGGGGTATAGGGGGTAATACATTCTTAGTCTCTTTCTTAGTCTCTTTCTTAGTAGTGTCAAGTTTCTTGATATCATGGTGTAAAGTTTCTTGATGCCTTGGTGTTAAGTTTCTTGACATCATGGTGTAAAGCACATCGGCGTTTATACGGTAGTATGTGCGGGACGGCATCCCCATCAGCTTGGTTTCCAGGACGGCGTTTTCCGTCAGCACCCGCATGGCTTCCCGCTGCTGGAAAGGAGACAACATCGTGTCCGATCCTATATCTTCGCGGGTACAGAAAAACCATCCCTCATTTTCCAATAACCCTCCATTGTCGAGCCAATATTGATATTTGGCGCACAACTCGCCAAGGAGGATGGCTCCGTTCACCCCAAACAGCTTGGCAGCCTTTTTTGAATACATGATAAAGCCTGTGTTGGATAGCAGTTCAATCATGTTTTTGCTCCTTAAAACGGAAGTTCATCCGGACTGATAATCTCCTCAAAATCGCCCTGAATGTCCGGGCTATGATCGTACCCTGCCCCCTGCTTGGTTTCGCCGGATTCGGCCTTTTTCTCGGCAAAGAATACGTTGTCCGCCACCACGTCGAAGGCGGTGCGCTTGTTGCCGTCCCGGTCGGTGTACTGGCTGGTCTGGATCGACCCCTGCACCGCGACGAGCTGGCCCTTGCGGAAATACCGGCTGACAAACTCAGCCGTGCCCCGCCATGTGACAATGTTAATGAAATCGGTCTGTTTTTCCTGTCCCTTTGGCTGGTAGGTACGGTCCACCGCGATGCGGAAGCTGCACACAGATACCCCCGATTGTGTGCTTTTCAGTTCCGGATCGGCTGTCAATCGGCCCAT